CGTACGGCCGGAAGGTGTAATCCGTAGAACGAGGTTGACACCCGCGACTCGGTTCGTCCTATTATTGGGGAAGAACGTCTGATTTCTGCGGTAACGGCTCGGGGGAGCGGGCGGCATTTCTGCCGTTCGCGCTGGAGGCTGCGATGACGCTGCTCGAGGAATTCGCGAGACTGTTGCAGGAGTTCGGGCTGGGTTCCTACCAGCCCGCAGGAGGCGGCACGATCGTCCTGGCGGTGCCGCCCGCCACGCCCGACGCGGTGCTCGTGCTGACCAGGGCCGCCGGGCTCGACGCCGACTCGACCCTGCCATACGACACGCCAACTGTGCAGGTCAGGGTGCGTGGCGCGGTCAAGGACGCGGTGGGGGCCGAGGGCACGGCGCAGGCGGTGTACGACGCGTTGCACGGGCTGGGCAGCCGCGCGCTGCCCGGCGGCACCTGGCTGGTACTGGGCCTGGCCACCGGCGGCGGACCGGTTTACGCCGGACGTGATTCAGCCGATCGCGATCAGTGGGATGTGTCCTTCCGTATGGAGTTGCACCGCCCGGTCGGTAATCGGCGGTGACGATGTCTGTCCACTTGGGTGTGCTTCTGGAGTGGGGGAACAATCAATCATGCCAACCGTCAAGATCAATGCTCGTGATCTCGTGATCCAGGTCGCCGAGGCCGACGGAAAGACGTGGAGCCAGATTGGCGGCCTCAATTCCGCGGTGCCCAACGCCGGGGACAACGAGGAGGTCGTGGACACCACGACATTCGATTCCGGGGGTTACTACGAGCAGGAGGTCGTGCAGCGCGGGGCCACCCTGGGCCTGGAGGGCTACCTGTTGCAGGACCCGAGCACCACAGCGCAGGACCCCGGCCAGGCCAGGGTGGAGTTCCTGGCCACCCAGGTGGGCCCGGCCAGCCTGGGCAAGGTGCGCTTCCGGCACACCCTGGACAAGGCGTGGCGGGTCTGGACGGCCACCTTCAGCATGGGCGAGCAGGGCGGCGGCAACAACGACAAGGCGGCGTGGAAGGCCACCATCGCTCGCTCGGGCCAGCCCACCACCGAGCCCGTGGCGGCCACCCAGTGACCGCCGCCGAGCAGGACGAGGTCGTCGACTACGACTTCGACGAGGCGTGGCGCGAGCGCAAGGCCGCGCGGGTGGCGCCGAGGATCCGGTTGCTGGGCAAGGTCTACACCCTGCCGAACTCGTTGCCCGCCAAGCTGATCCTGTTCGCGGTCTCGGCGCGGCGCGCGGGCCGCGCGGCCAGCGAGGAGGTCAACGCCGAGGAGGCGTTCGACATGCTGGCCGCCCTGCTGGGTGAGTCGAACCTGCGCGACCTGCTGGACCGGGGCCTGGAGATCGACGACCTGCCCGACCTGCTGGGCACCTGCCAGCGGGTCTACCAGGAGCGCCAGTCGGGAAACGGGTCGGCCCCCGCGACGACGGGGGCGAACGGGAGCACGCCGTCCGCATGATCCTGCGGCACTGGCGCCTGGTCTACGCGGACTGGCGGCGCGAGTACGGCAGAGACCTGATGGCCGACCTGGACGCGGGCCTGTCCTGGTGGGAGTTCGCCGCACTGCTGACCGGGCTCTCGGCGGACAGCGTGTGGCGGCAGGTCACCGCGAACGAGCCGGTGGAGCTGAGCAGCGAGACGGCCCGCTCGGTCATCGCCAACCTGTAGGAGGAGGGGGACAGGCGTGGCACTCACCGTCGGTGAGCTGACGGTCGGCCTTCGGCTGGACAGCGGTGCCTTCGGGCAGAGCCTGGCCGTGCTGCGGCGTGAACTGGAGGCGACCTTCGTCAAGACGGTGGCCACCCGCGCCGCGCCCGCCCTGGCCCAGCTGCGCAAGCTGCTGATGTCGGCGGTGCGCGGGGCGGTGCTCACCGTGGCGCGGGCGATCTCCACGCGGCTGGGCAGGGCGATGATCGGGCTCCGGCAGTCGGTCAAGCAGGCCAGCGCCCCGCTGCAGTTCCTGGCCAAGCTGCTGCGGGCGGTGCTGTTGCCCGCGCTGCTGGCGCTCTCGCACGACGGGGCCAGGTCCTTCGCCCGGCTGGCCTCGGCCTCGGTCGCCGCGGCGGGCACGGCCTCGACCGCGATCACCACCGTGGTCTTCGGCCTGGACTGGCTGGCGGGTCGTGCGCTGGGCACCGCCACGACGATGATCACCGCTTGGGCCCTGGCGATCTCCCCGGTACCGCTGGTGCAGGCCGCCGTGCTGGGACTGGCGGCGGCGATCACCGCTGCCTGGCAGGCACTGGTGCTGGAGACGGCCACCGACTTCACCGCGATCTGGACCTTCGTCACCGGCACCTGGCTGCTGATCACCCAGGCCGTGCAGGCCGGGCTGGACCTGGTGATGCAGGCCGCCGCGCTGGCCTGGCAGCTGGTGCTGGACAACACCGTGGTCATGTGGACGGCCATCGGGCTCGCCATCCAGACCTCGCTGGCCGCCGTGGTGCTCGGCGTGGCGCTGGCCTGGCAGCAGGTGCTCGACGGCACGACCGTGTTCTTCACCGCGCTGTGGACCTACGTGCAGACGATCTGGGCCACCATCCTGCTGACCGTGCAGCTGGCCACCTCGGCGATCTTGCAGGACGTGCTGGCCGCCTGGCAGCTGGTGCTGGACGCGACGACCCTCGCGTTCGGTGCGCTGGCACTGGTCACCCTGGCCGCGTGGACGCTCGTCCTGCAGGCCGTGCAGCAGGTCAGTTCGCTCGTGGTGAGCACCGTCGTGCAGGCGTGGCAGGCGGTTCTGGACTGGACCAGCGCGGCCTTCAACCAGCTCTACGGCAACCTCACCGCGAACCTCAACGCGCTGCTGAACTTCGTGATCAACTGGACCTCCGCCATGCTGGGCGCGTTCGAGGGCCTGCGGCCACTGCCCGGCATCGTCACCGGGATCTTCCAGTCCATGGCCGACTCGGTGAACGCTGTGCTCAACGGCCTGGAATCCATGGTGCGAGGCCGGTCCGCGCAGATCGCGGGCGCGCTCAACGAGATCGCCGGCGCCTTGCGGTCCATCGGCGACGAGGCCGCGGGTGCGTGGTGGAAGATGCTGCTGATCGGCGCCGCGGCCGGACTGACCGGCTTCATCCTCACGCTGTGCTCCGAGGCCATCCTCACCGGCTCGTTCGTGCTCGACCGGATGGCCGCCGCTATCCAGCACCTGGCCGACTCGATCAGGTCCCTGGTGGACGCGGTACGCGCGGCGGGCAACCTGATCGGTGACTTCTTCAAGTGGGTCGGCGGCCTGTTCGGCGCCAGGAGCTTCAGCCTCGGGGTGTCCGGAGTGGACAACCTCGGTGCGCTGTCCTCGCCGCGCCCGCTCGACTTCGGCACTCCGGCGCCTGCCTACGGCGGCCTGCTCACCGCCGCGGGGGCGGGCGGCATGTACATCGAGAACTTCTACGCCACCCCGAGCCAGAGCCCGGTGGAGATCGCCGCGGAACTGGACTGGATGGCGAAAGGAGGCGGCTGATGACCCCCGGCGAGCTGATCACCACCGACGGGCAGCTGGAGTGGCGCGGGGTGCTGCTCGGCACGGCCAGCCCGTACCGGATGACCAAGCTGGAGGGCTGGCTGGACCTGGCCGAGGTGCGGGGCCAGGACACGCCAAGACCCACGCACGGGCTGTTGCAGGGCTCCCAGCTGATGGGCAAACGGGTCGTCACGCTGACCTACCTGATCAAAGGCGTGCCGGTGGAGTCCTTCGGTGCCGCCGTGGCCACCCTGCGGGCGATCACCGCACCGGCCGAGCGCCCGCTGGAGGAGCCGCTGGTGATTCGGCTGGACGGCCAGTCCTGGCAGGTGAACGCGCGCTGCGTGCGGCGCTCGATCAACGTGGCGAAGTACTACTCGCTGGGCTACACCACCGGCTCGATCCAGTGGCAGGCAACCGATCCCCGGCTGTACTCCACTGTGGAGTCCACCTCGGCGACCGGCCTGGCGGCCCCGCAGACCGACGGCCTGCCCTTCCCGCTGGTGTTCCCGCTGGTGATGGGCACCGGACGGCAGGGCGGGGTGCTGCTCGCGCGCAACGCCGGGGACGTGGCGACCTGGCCGGTGCTGGTGGTCACCGGCCCGGTGCTCGGCCCGGTGATCACCAACCGGGACACCGGGCAGCGGCTGGTGTTCGACCCCGCCTTCCCCGTGGCGGCCGGGCAGCGGCTGGTGCTCGACACCGACACCAGGACCGTGCTGCTCAACGGGGCCAACCGCAACGACAGGCTGCTGACCCGCCAGTGGTTCCCGATCCCGGCGCACGGCTCGGTGCACATCGGGTTCGAGGCGGGCGGCTTCGACCCGGCGGCCCGGCTCACCGCCCGCTGGCGGCACGCCACCATCTGAGAAGCACAGGGGGAGAGATCATGGCTGAGCGCAACTCGTGGGCTGTGTCGGACGCACCGAACGGGGTGATCACCACCGAGGACGCGCGGCTGGCGCTGTCCGCGCTGGCGCAGCCTGGCGCGGACCCGGTGAGCGCGCGGCAGGGCCTGCGCGCGGCGCCGGGCGACCCCGGCCGGGTCTCGGCCGCCGCCAAGCCGGACGCCACGGTGACCGTGCAGCCCTTCCAGATGTTCATGCAGTCCAAGCGGGGGCTCGGCAACTACGTGCAGACCCTGGACCGGGCCAAGACCCTGGACCTGATCACCGACCACCCGGCGGACTCGAAGAACCCGCGCATCGACCTGATCATCGCCCAGCAGACCGACAAGTTCTACGGGGACACCGTCAACGGCTTCCTGGTGACCCAGGTGGTCGGCACCGCCTCGGGTACCCCGAACCCGCCGACGGTGCCCGGTCCCGGCGACTACCTGGAACTGGCCCGCGTGCGGATCCCGGCCAGTGCCAAGGAGATCACCGCGGACATGATCGAGGACCGCAGGCAGGGCTCGGTGGTGGGACTGGGCGGGGTGGTGCCGCTGCGCGGGGTCGCCGAGCGCGCCCAGCTGACCGCCTACCCCGGACTGACCACGTACCGGGCCGACCGCGGCTGGCTGGAGGTCAGCGACGGCACGGCGTGGCGGGTGCCCGGTGTGCCGGTCTGCGCCTCCCCGAACGAGCTGTCCACGATCAGCAGTCCGTACCAGGGCCAACTGGTGGCCAGCATCCAGGACGGCCTGCTCTACCAATGGGACGGCGCGAAGTGGGTGGGTGTCGCCGGGGGCGTGGGCGGCATGCGGCACGAGGCCCGCTACGAGGTCCGCGCGGGCCAGGAGCAGAACTTCCCGCAGAACCTGGACACCAGGATCAAGTTCCCCACCGCGACCTACACCAGCCCGGACGTGAGCCCGTCCAGCGACAACAGCGTGTTCACCCTGAACCGGGCCGGGCTGTGGAGCATCTCGGTGAGCCTGCGCATCAACGCCCCCGGCGGGGACGGCTTCTACGAGGTCTACGTGGCCATCACCGACGGTGCCAACCTCGGGATGCGCTACGCCAACCAGCACGATGACCGCAGGGCGGTCGTGCCCGGCTCGATCAGTTGCGCCACCGAGTACCGCTTCACCGCCGGTGACACGGTCAGCGTCATCCTGTGGACCTCGGCGGCGCAGAACCGCAACACCCAGGCGTGGACCAGCCTCAACAACATCACCCTGACCTGGTTGAGGTCCTGAGGTGGCCTACACGTACCTGTTCTCCGACCTGGTCACCAACCAGACCCTGGCCGAGCTCCCGCTCACCTCGGTGCGGTTCGGCAAGAAACTCTGTGGCACAGGGCAGCTTTCGGCCACGCTCTCGCTGGGCGACCCGAGGGTGCAGGCCGCCGACCCGTACGACCTGAGCACGCCCGCGCGGCGGGTGGTCTACGTGCTGCGCGAGGACGAGCCGGTGTGGGGCGGGCTGGTCTGGACCCGCAGGTACGACTCCGCCACCGGCCGGATCTCCTTGGGCTGCGGGGACTTCTGGTCCTACTACGACCACCGCAAGGTGTTGCCGGTGCTGCCCGAGCAGGCGTATCACGACCCGACCCGCGTGGCCAGGCTGGACCCGGTGCGCTTCGAGGAGATGGACCAGAACGACATCGCGCGCGGCCTGCTCGCGGTGGCCGCCCGGCACCAGGGCGGGGACATCGGGGTGCGCGCGGACCCGGACAGCCTGTCCGGGATCCGGCGCAGCCGCGCCTACTTCGCCTACCAGAACGTCAGCGTCGGGGACGCGCTGCGCAAGCTCTCGCAGATCCAGGACGGACCGGACATGATGTTCGACGTCGGGCCGCTGGACGCGGGCGGCAGGCCGAGCCGGGTGCTGCGGCTGGGCACGCCGCGGCTGGGCCAGCAGGGCACCGCGCACGTGTGGGAGTTCGGCGGCAACCTGATCAGCTACACCTGGCCCTCCGACGGCACACGCATGGCCACCCGGATCTTCGCCGACGGGGACGGTACCGAGCGGGCAACGCTGATCGCGGTGGCCGAGGACCGGGACCGGTACCGGGACGGCTGGGCCTTGCTGGAGGGTGAACGCGGTTACACCGGGGTGAGAGATCCCGCCGAACTCCAGGCGCACGCCGCCGCCGACCAGCGGGCCGCGCGGCTGCCGGTGGCCCTGCCCACCCTGCTGGTGCACGGCGGGCTGCCGCCGGGCGTCGCCGAGATCGGCATGGGCGACGACGCGCGGGTGATCGTCGAGGACCTGTTCCACACCGGCGGGCTGGACACCCGGATGCGGGTGGTCGGCCTGGACGTGGCCGTGGGCGACCACGGGGACGACACCGTCACGCTCACCGTGAACCCGCTGATCGAGGACGCCGTCTGATGGGACTGACCAACCTGCCGAGCAACCTGCTCGACCAGATCACCCAGCTGCGCGCCGAACTCGCCGAGCTGCGCAAGCGACCGGCCGCCGTGCCGCCGCCGGTGCGGTTCAGCCCGGTGCGCGCCCAGGATCTGCCGGTGGTCACCGCCGCCGAGTTCGAGACGGTCTGGGCCGCCCGGCTGACCGTGCTGTGCCCGCTGCTCACCCTGGACACCCTCGACGGCTGCGAGGCGGGCACCTCGGGTGAGGGCCAGATCCTGATCACCGACGAGAGCACCGGGCAGGGCGCCGTGGTGGCGTCCTGGACCTGCGCGCCGGGCCTGGTGCGCACCTCCCGCGGGCCGTACGCGCTGACCGGTACCCGGCTCGTGGTCGCCGTGCGGTACCGGCGTACCTCGGGCACCGGCTCGGTGCGCGCAGCGGTCACCGACTCCGCGCAGCAGAGGGGTTGA